TCAGCCGAAGAACTTGATGGCGAATACGCCGAACACGACCATGAAGGCACCACCGATGCGGGTGGAGATCTGGGCGAAGGGGATCAGGCCCATCCGGTTGCAGGCGGAGAGGATGGCGACGTCGCCGGTGCCGCCGAGGCCGCTGTGGCAGGCGGTGACGGCAGCCGATTCAACCGGATACATGTTGAGCACCCGACCGATGAGTAGGGAGGGGGGAGAAACCGGATGGGTTTCACGGGCGGGAATCGGGCTGAACGGGCCGTGGTTATTGGGTTTGGGGTACTCGGGCGGGAATTCTGATTTCCGGACAGTTCTGGGGTAAAAGTACGGGATATTCGGGCGACAAGTACGGGAAATTACCCGGCGCGTTACTGGAAATACCCCATTCAAAGACCGTTTAAATGATCATCGACGGCGGTTTATTACTGCTGTGATGTGGTCAGCCGTCACGTCGCCGACCAGCTGGCGATCACTTTCCGGGAAGCCGACCAGAGGGCGAGCGGGAAGACCCGGATGATTGATCCGTCTGCGAACGGAGCCAAACCCTTCCACCATTTGCGAGCGACTGATGACATGGGCGCGAGATCCATCCTGATGAAATATGGCCTTAAAGCCGTCGCCCTGATCGAACCCCAAGCGCAGATTGTCGCCTTGCACCTGGTAATGGAAATTAGCCAGCATGCGGCCAGTTTTATTGAGCGGGCCACCCTTTCGGCCACCGGCTGCTATCGTCGAAGCAGCCAATTTTTCCCAGGCCTTGCCTTCCGGATCTAGCCCTTGATCATGACGCTCCTGATTTACCTGGAACAGCGAGGCGCCGATGCTGCCGAGCATTTCTTCCGGCGTAGCGATCTCGCGGCGGATCGCATCCATCACACTGGATAAATGATCTGCTTGAAACTCGATGTCGAATTGCATATAGTTACCTCGCGGTTCAGTCAGACTGGCTTCGGCCTACTGCCCCATATCTGATCCGTAAAGCGACGCGGCCTCCATGGCCGCGTTACTTTTTCCAGATCAGGCGGCCGATGCGTTGCCGGTCAAAGTACTTCTCTTTGCTGGCCGGGAAGACTGTAGCGCCCGTCCATCCCGCTTTCGACCATTCGAAAACACCGACGCCATAGCGGTTATCGCCGTCGATCTCGAAAGCCTTCACATACCGCCGCTTCAATCGCCACTTTGCCGGGTCGCCGGCGTCTTTTTCCCAAGCCCACCAGATTTCATCCGGTTCGATCAGCGTCATGGCCAGCAGGTTGATGTACTTCATGCGGTCGGCCTTTTCCGGTTCTGCCAACCACTTGAAATTGTCGCTTTCCTTGTCGCTGCCTTTAACGAAAAGGGCCTTTGTGATCGCCAACGTGCTGCCGGCCGCATCGGTGAATGCAGCGCCTTCGTCCAGCGTTGCGCCGAACACATCCAGGAAGTCCGTGACGGCCACCTCGGGCGCCGTGCTGGCCGGCAACACAACTGATGACGGCACCTTGGTCGGCACCGGCAGCGCCGGCCGCTCAACGCCGGTCGGCCAGGCTGCTTTACGCTCCTTCAATACCGCGTCGTAACCCTGCAGCGGCGGCACCGTGTGCGGCTCAAGCCAGGCCTTGCCCGGGTTGTATGCGAAGCCGGGATCAACGCCCTTGGGAACCCAGACTTCACGCGGATTGCTGCCGTTCTTGCCGACGATAACCTTTTCCATTTCGATGGGCGGCGCTTCGTCTGGCCCGGTCTTGCCGTTCTTCTTCCACTCCCGCTCGGCCTCGACACGGGACAGTGAGTACTTCCGGCATTTGCAGCCCCAGCCATTTTGCGGCGTGTGCGTATCCCACCATGGATCATCCAAGGGCAATATCAGGCCGTTCCACGCCTTGTGCTCAAGGCGCGGGTGTTCGATGCTTGTGTGGCGATACATGCCATAGGGCCGCAAGTGCTTGACCGCCTGCATTTGCTTCTCGCGTCCGGCGTTGAAAGACTGCGTTACGTTCGTGTCGTAGATGATCTTGCTGCGCCAGCCGGGCGTGCCGTTATGTGCCCAGCCATGCTTTGCGACGATATCGCCGAACGACTTTTTGAACACGTCGTAACCGCCGGCCTCCCTGGCCTGGGCAATGGCGTTATAAAAGTCGCCGACCAGGTCATCATGGGCAGCGCCGGCCACCACGAAGGCATGCGAATGCTGTTCCTGCCAGATATCCGTCCAGCCGGACGAAGGCAGCTTGATCTTCGCCTTGAAGAAGTCGATGGCTTCGGAGAAAGGGAGGTAGGCCGGCGCGGGCATTTGTTCAGGCTGCGAGTTTGCTACGGAGTTCGTAGCCCATCAGCGGCCAAATCTTCTGGACTGCGTTCTGACGGGCGATCTTGCGACCGATCTCGGCGTCGAAGTTCTCCGGACTGGCGCAGGCACTCTCGCCAGTTACCGTGAACCCGTTCTTCAGGACGAGGACGCAGAATGTAAGCAGGCTCAAATGGCCGCTTTTCATACCAATCGGATGCCTTGCATGTAGTTCATTACGGTTCATGGCCCCTTCAACGCCATGCTCTCCGGTGAAATAAACCTCAGTGTCGATATTCGCTTCAATATCTGCTGGCGTGATGCGCGGCGCAGTCAAATTCTTGTCCTGAATTTCCTGCTCAATAGTTTTTTCTTTCATGGTCATTTCCTCGTTGTGGCGGTTGGAGTCGGAACCGCCTTACCGCTTAATACTGTCTTTTCTCGATATCGGTGCGCCATTGAAAAAGCCGCTGCTTCGCCTGCCTTGTAACTTGAAGAATTTGGCTAGATGGTCCGAAGTGAAACCACTCCCAAAAGTGAGCAGCTGAGAGCACAAGTAGGGCGAGCGGAGCCATAGAGATGACTTTCAGCCACTTCATCAAATCGACAATCTTCATCATTCACCCCCCACATCCGCCCGCCCAGCCATATGCGCCGCAGCCATGCCCAGTTGCATTGCTTCGGCCCACTTCGGATCAGCCCGCAACGCTGCGATACCTTCCAGCGCCGCGTCAAAGTCGCCGGCCTCGGCAACGATGGCGCTGATTTGCTGGATCAGGCCTTGTTCGAATGGGGCGCACAGCGTGGCTAACTGGTTACCGTAGGCCGTGGTGATATCCGGCTCAGTAGCCAGGGCGACCAGGCGCGTCAGGGCTGTTTCGGCCGGGTTTGCCGGGCTGGGGGTTGTGGCTGGGGCGGTAGGCTTGTTTGTCGCGATCAGCAGCTTTGCATCTTTGGCAGCGCGCGGCAGCTGCATGATCTCGTGGGCGTATTCCACGTCGATCTCCATGCCGATATCGGCCGCCTTGGCGAGCACGTCGACCATCTTCTGCTGATCGACGCTTTCTTGCGTCAGGTGACCGAACACAGGCAATCGATCCGGCGGGAACATGCCATTGATCAGCGCAATCGGCGCCACGACCTGGCTATTCATCGTCGGGTCGATCTGGCCGACGTCGTGCAGCATGATCTCGCGACGGACCTTGTCGTGAATATGGCCCAGCGCGTTGGTGCTGGTCTTTCCGTCGGCCTGGCTGGTCAGCGTGCCGCCGAGGATCGCCATCGACTGTTTGCGCTCCCAGTAGGCAATAGCATTCAGGAAGTCATCGACCGAACCGCTCTTCATGGCCTGGATGAATTCAATGCTCATGTTGGCTGGCACGACGCCCGCGCCGTCATTGCCAATGTTGCGCACCGCCTTCAGCAGTTGGTCGCGGGACTTTGAATCGATGCCGGCCGGATACTTGCCCAAGCGCAGCGGCAGGCCGTACATCTCCAGAAAACGCTGCATGTCGCGGGCGTTGTAAGCCTTGTATGCATATGTCCAGGCCAGCACGCGGAACAGCGCCGCCTGCTCGATGTAGCCCGACTTCGCCCGGTGCTCATGGACCACCCAGCCCCATTCCCGCAACGCTTCCGGCATGCCGTTCTTGACGTACTGCAGCTGCCCTGATTTGCGGTCGACCTGAAACTCGCTCTGCGGCACCCAGATGAAGCCTTTCGGGTACCAGGTGCTACCCGTCTGCCACTCGATCTCATGTGCCGAGATACCCTTGCCGATCGCGTCGCTGAGGTCATATTGCATGTCCTCGAAACGCGGAATCTTGCGCAGGATGTCTTCCAGTTCCTGAGTTCGGTCGATCTCGGACTGATTGGCATCTTCCGGCGGCGCCAGTTGCCAGCCCAGCCCGGTCACCGCCCGGCGGCGCTTGGCCAGCTCGGCAAAAATATGTGCATCCTGCTCTTCGATCAGGTTGAACAGCATCGCCTGGTCGGTGATATAGCCCTCATCGGCCGCAGCGAAAGCGCTGGCCAGCCGGGCCGGCGGAATGGTATTGACCGACATGTAATTCGCCGTCGTCCCGCTTGAGCGTGGGCCAGCCTGCAGGGCATCCAGCCCGCGCTTGGCTACAGATGCCAGCGCCGCCTTGATCTCTTTAATCATCGTCGTCATCCCACTCTTCAGAAAAGCCGCCAGCGAAGCCACTGCGGCCGGTATTGCGTTGATTCATGCGGGACGTTCCCACCGGGGTATAAAGCCACTCGCCCGCGAACTGGTTGGCCAGGCGCCAGAGCTTTTCAAGGCCATCCGGGCCGTCGTCATGGTCGGCCTCGGGCCAAAACTTGGTCTGCTCGATCATCACGGTCTGCGAACGGTGCAGCCTGATCTTGCCGTTTGCGAAATGCGGCTGCAGGCTGATGATGCGCAGATCCTTTTCGACGTTTTCCGGCATCGGAATGCCCGGGAAGGCAATACCCAACAGCGCCGCCCGCTTCAGCAGCTCGGTGTACATGAACTCCTGAAACTGCACCGTCTCAACACCCCAAGCCAGGCACTGGTATTCCACCTGCAGATCGATGGCGCGGCTGATGATCAAATCCGGCACGCGCTTGGCAATATCGGCCTCGACCACATCGAGCACCATCGTATTGCGGTTTAAGCCACCGACCAGAATGGCCGATGGGTCGCGCTTCTTGCCCTGCTTGCCGAGTGAAGGATCGATAGAGCCGAAGAACAGCCAGTCATTGCGCCGATCCACCCAAAACTGAATGTTCTTGAACGGTGCCGTGTCATCGTTGCCGGCCTCATTCTGTTGTTCTTGGTTGAATGCATCGTGGTCGCTGGCATACATGCAGTACAGCCGGTACAGCGGCCGCACGTCCGGCCACGACACGACGGCGCCGGCATCCATGGCTTCCTTGTTTGCCTGGTAGAAGGCCAGCGCCTCGGCTTCGGCCTTTTCCTGGGCGCCTTCCTCATCGCTGGCCGAGGCCGAGGTGTAGATGCCTTCCCACTTCTCCCACAGGTCAAGCCGATCCGGCCACTTCATGATCGACTTAAACACTTTGCGTCGCCAGCCCGGCTTGCGCGAAACCCGGTTGATCGCCGCGTCGTAATGCAGGCTGGTGCCAACCCAGAAGATATCCAGCCCGCCGGCCGGGCCGGCCAGACCAACCACGGCCTTGATGACGAAGTTTTGAACGGCGTCGCGCTGATCCTTATTGCGCACGTTCTCATCGTTTTCCAGATCGTCCAGGAAGATCAGCCCCGGCCGGTGCGGGCCATGGCGCATACCGCGCATCTTCTTGCCCACGCCGCCGACGCGGACCTTGATGCCATTGGCCGTGACAATGGTTGCCGCCTGCCAGATGCGGCCGCGCCCGACTGCCTTGGGGAAGTCAGCCGCCAGGCGCGGGTTGCTGTCCAGCTCGGCCTTGATCGCTTCGAGCATTTCAATCGACTGCTCCAGCGTGTTCATGATGATGCCGATCAGCCACTTTCGCGCCTTCGGGCTGGCATGCGGCACAAGCTCGGCCATGTAGTTGGCGCGGCAGATGCACCACAAGCTGCCGAGCTGGGTTTCGTAGGTCGACTTGGCTTCGCCGCGCGGCGCTTGATGCACTTCGCGGGCATCGGCTGCACCGTCGATCCGCTCCGGGAAGTTCTCGAAAATGAAGTTGTGGAAAGCTGAGAAGTGGGGAGATGTCACGTAGTGCGGAAAGTAGGTCCGGCAGAAAAACCGGTAATCCACCACCGCTCGCTCGCGCCGGGTCTTGCTCGCCGCTGCATCGGTCGGGAAGGCCTCGCACTCCAGCTCAATGGTCTGGCGCAGCTCATCGGCGAACAGCTCAATCCGACGCTGGAAGTCGCCGAGGTTCTTCACCTCGGTCAGGTCTTCGTAATCGTCTGTCCAGTCGAATTCACGCATGGCTATTGCTCTGACTCAGGATCATGAATGCGGCCGCCGCTTGGAGCGGGACTTGGCCATTGCCCGCACACTTGATGCGGTCCATCCGATTGGCCAGCCCATCCACCACTCGGCAAACGCCGGCGTCAGGCGGTGCCCAGTCGTATGCACCAACGTATCCCGCAGCGGATTGGATCGTTGCTGCGTCTGTTTCTGATAACCCTCCGCGCTGTACGGCCCTTTGAAGTCGGTGGCACAGAGCGTCGGAAGAAGATGCTTCAATGCGCGAGGTAGGCTTTTCTTCCCGCGCGGCGTCAGCTTCGTGCCGCCCGACCCCTTGTGATCGATTGCACATAAGGTTGGTAGCATCGCCAGCGCCGATGGAAGCTGCATCCCGCGCTTGCCGTCCCAATAGGCCGGATCGCATACATGCCCCTGTTTGGCTGCGGCAGCACATAGCGTCGGCAGTTTTCTGAGCGCCGTCGCCAAGCCATCGCCCGATTTTGGCGAAATGCCTTTCCTGTTGAAGTTTCCGCTGACCGTCAGCGTTGGCAGCAAGGCAAAACCAGCGATCCCGCTGGTGACCGGCGCCGACATCAGCCGCACCAATGACTCCGTCTTTCCAGGAATATCCGCGCGCCACGAGTTGGCCGATGACGTAGTCACGGCCTCTGCTCCGGATAAGCGGCGAGTTTTCGAGCCAGACGATGGGGGGGGCGCATTCGTCGATCCCCCGGAAGACTTCGGAGATGAGGCCGCTCCGCTCGCCTTCGATACCGGCGCCGCCGCCAGCTGCAGAAATATCTTGGCAAGGGAAGCCCGCTGCGAGGCAATCCAAGCGGTGGGCCCAGGGTTTGAAATCGAACTTTCGCACGTCGCCTTCATGGACGTGCAGGCCGGGAAACCATCCTTCTGCGGATCGCTCTCGCAACACGGCGCAGGCATGGGCATCCCATTCGACCGCAAGCACGGGTATGTGCCCGAGGATGAGATCGGCGAGCAATCCGCCACCTGCGCCGGCAAAGAGGTGCGCTGTTCGCATGGCTCACGCATACCGCTTACCAAGCACCGCCCCGATATCCTCGACATGCGGCTGCAACGCCCGCAGCGCCGAAGGGTCGGTCTTTTTCAAATACTCGGCGATGACCTTGAGCGTATCGAGTGCCACAGACAGCCCGGAAAACTGCGGATTGAGCCGGCCGAATGCCTTGCTGAACTTGGCATAGCCGTCGGCCAACTGGGCGAGCAGCGCGGCCTTGGCTGCGGCAGGAATCTTGGCTTCTTCAAGTTCCCGCGTCGTGGTGATGACCTGGCGGGCGAAATCTTCGATCAGCTGCTTATTCAGCTCATCCATGCCCTGTTCGCTGATCCGGTACGCCGCCCGGGCGGTGTCCCAGTCATCGCCCTTGGCCTGGGCGCGTGCTTTCCACTCGCGAGCCGTGTCGTAGCTGACGCCGCAGGTGATCGCTGCACCGTTCAAGGGCATGCCCTCGATATACAGCTGACGTGTGCGCTCGCGGGTTTCCTGGCTGTGGGCCATGGTCAGAGCCGCTTGATCAGTTCAACAGCTGCAGCGGCCAGTGCGCCACCAACCCCGCCGCCGATGGCGCCGAGCTTGGCCGTCTTTTCGATCAGCTTCTTGTCTTCGGCTTCCAGGTTGGTCACTCGGGTACCCAGGCCATCGATCCGCGTGCTGACGCTGGTTTCAAGGTTGTCGATCCGCTTGTTCACGTCTTCGCGAACCTGACCAATCTGGCCGGTGAGGTTCTCTTCGATCCGCGTCATGCGTTCGCCCTGAGCTTGCTCCAGGCGGCGGATGTCGCCCTTGATATCTTCGATGCGGGCGGTCAGGCCCGTGTGCATCGCCTGCACAGCGCCCGTGAGCTGTCCAATGCTGTGCATGATTTGCGAGTTGTCGCGGCGGTCATCTTGTGTGGTCATTTTTCTTCTTCCTCGGCGGTTTCAAAATCGATCAGTGCGCCGAGGCGGTCACGGCACGTGGCGTATTGGCGGGCCGCGTGGTCGATCCACTCGGCGACGTCGGTATCGGTGGCAGCGGGGGCATCTTCAGCATCAGTCCGGCCGGCGGCTTCGGGCACGGCTGGCTGGATGCCGCCGGAACGGTTGAGCAGGCGGACAGCGCCAGCATTGAGACAAGGCTGGCCGCGCGTAAGGCGTTTGATTTCACGGGAGTGCTCCAGGGCTTGGGAAAGGCGGGTTTGCTCGGCGAGATCGAGCTGACGCTGCAACTGGTCACCTCGCCGCTGAGCGGCTTCGAGATCGGCCAGATCGGCCTGGGTTGCTTTCGTGCTGGCTTGGGCCTGTGCCTTCTCCAGATTGGCAACCTTGATTTCGCCGGCCGCGCTGCCCGATTTAAAGCCGAGCAAGAAGGCACAAGCAATGATCACCACGGCAGCGACGGCGGCGACGACGTTCAGATACTTTTCCATCAACACACCCCGGCGCCCCAGCTGGCATAGGCCGGCTGCAGCGTTTTGATGATGCGTTTCGGATAGCCCCGGTTCTCGGCAAAGTTCGCCTTGCTGCGGCCGGCGTTGTGGCGCTCAACCTGGCCCCACCAGCGACCGCGGATACCACTTGATGCTTGAGTGAGCGCCTTGTCTTTCAGCAACCACCCCAGCCCGCCGTTATAGGCAGACAGCACCATGGCCATGCGCTCGCAATCGTTCTCTGCGGCGATACGCTCCCATAACCAGCGGTCGTATGCCGTCAGGGCACGTAATGCCCAAACCGGGTTATCCGGCTGGCGTGCAGCCAGCTCCGGGAAGATGCCGCCGATCCAGCGCGCCGTTTCCGGCATGAACTGGGCAAGGCCCTTGGCACCAACACGGGAGACAGCATCATGCTGCCAGCCTGATTCCTGATGCACCTGGGCGGCCAGGGTTGCCACGGGGGCATCCAGCCCCCACGCCAGGCGCGCATTGCGCGTCAGCTCGCCCCGGTATTGATTGGCTGCGGCCGGTATCTCTGCTGCCTGCAGGTGGCCGGAGAGAAAAGCACCGACCAGGCAGATTAAGGCGATCAGCAGTGTGGCGATCAGCTCCTGACGTTGTTCCGATGTCCAGCGCCCGAACATGATCAGGCTCCCAGACCCATGGCGAGCATGGCGCAGCCGACTATGACCGCCCGCCGCAACATTGATAGCCCGAATAACATTGAGATTGCGCTATCACCGGCTTCCCAAGGCAACTCAAGGTGATCAGCTGTTTCAGTGCTGGCCGGGTCGGAGAAGTCGAAATCAGGCTCTTCGGAAACAATGAATGAATCCGGTCGGGCATAGGGGAACAGCGAGCGGTCAAGCCAATAGCCGACAACGCCGGCTGTAGTAACCAAAGACAGCTTGTAAAGGCTGACCGGAATCTGCTGCGGCGCCAGCAGGGCAACAAGGCTGAGCAGGATGGCGGTGGCGATCAGCCAGCCACCAAGGCGGGGGGAAGACATGGCGCAAACTCCTGTAAATGGTCAAAGTGCTGTGACCGGAGTTTGCGCGGGCGCGCGCGCACGAGAAACGCGGGAAACGTTTCCCGCAGTTGGGTTATGGGATGTTTAGTCTTTCCAGCTGGCACATCGGCCGTTTGGTTTTCGCCAGCCTGGTCCGCCACGCGATCCGCAGCCACCACTTTGCCCGCCGCCGCCATAGGAATACCCGCCACTGTAGCCGCGCGTTGAGCGATATCGACGGCCGCCGCCACCTCGTCCGCCCCGTGCTTCTGCAGCAATGGGGAGAATAGAGAAAACGGCAAGCAGGAAGGTGCGCCGGTTCATTGTTGGCTCACAGAGTATTCAATGCTTCCCTGGCGAGCCTCAGCGTTGATTTTTTCCATGACGGTCGCTTTGTCACCTAGTACCACGCCAGAGCCTGATAAGCACCAATCGTCCAGGTGAGTGAACTGCATGAGCGCGACGCCGAAGCCGCCTTCGACATCGGTATCGGAAAGGTCGAGAAACTGCAGATAACACCTGACCTGCCGCCATTGCTTAGGATCGTGGATATCACGGCCCCATCTCTGCCAGATTTCGTGCGGTTGCCTGATCGTCTCAGCCAATGCCATCGCAAATCGTCTTTGCTCATCGGGCATGGCGAGCATCATCCGATTGATCTGCTCTGACGTGAAATGCAGGGTGACTCCGGTGATATCCCGATGCTTGATTAAGGTTTCTGGCATTGGGACTAGATCGCGAGCTCTTTCATGCAGTTCGGGCACATCACAACTGGCTTTGCTGTTCGCTGTAAAGCAATGATAAAACTGAATCCGAAGATGGCTGGAGACCATATAAATCCGAACAAGCCGAATGGTGCAAAGCCGATGGTCAGTAGTAGAGCGATAAAAAACGACAGCCCGAAACGAGCACCGTCACTCGTAATTCCCATCATTCCTTTATAGCCACATTCAAGGCAAGTAACGTCTGGATGGTGCGCCTTGTGCTGCTTGAGGTTTTCTAGGATTTGCGGTGGGACCATCGTTGCCGCTTCGCTGACGGATTGCTCGTTCATTTCAGTTTCCCGTGATGTACATGTGCAGGTGAAGGGTCTGTATGACAACTGATCGGGCGCCAATCAGTCCGGTGATGGTCATTTGTTTCCCAGGGAATTGTTGTCGCCGGAAATGATCATGGCCTTCTTTCCCCTGTTCGTGATCTTTTTGCCAGCCGCTATGGCGCCGTCTCCGATGGCATTTACGGTGATTTGCTTTTGCGCTTGATCGGCAACCAATTCCTTGATTTTTCTGCTGACCGCTGCAGGGCCTGACTCGGTAAGCACAAAGGCTAGTGTGTGTTTGCGAGTTGCCATATCCAGTGATCGATACCCATCAAGCAATAGTTGTTCATCGGGCGCTATGGAACTATCAGACGGCTTCCCAGTGACGATGTACTGAACGTCCGCACCTATATCTGCAATGGCAGCGAGAAATGCTGCATTTGGGAATGCTGTTCCGCGCTCCCAAGCAATCACCGTTGTTTTGCCTACATCACCGACAGCACCAAATGCAGTTTGGCTGAGGCCAAGCCGTTCTCGTTCGGTTTTTATTCTGACATGGATGGTCATTTTTTTTTCACCATAAGTATTGCAAGGTTCAGAAAACTGAACCATAATTAGCCTAACGATTGCGCTAAACGAAATGCGCAACGGGTAAAAACTTAGCTTATCAGGAAAGGAGCAGTGATGCACCCGGAAGACATCAAAGCCGCGCTCCGCAAGCGCGGATCAAGTCAGGCCAAGGTGGCGCGGGAATTGGAGGTGGCTATCACTTCTGTCCATAACGTCATCCACGGCGCATGTAAATCCGAACGTATCGCCAAGGCAATTTCGGAAATCGTCGGCGTCGACCGCGCCGACCTCTGGCCGGGTCGTTACGCCTCCATTAACGAGCGCATGAGGAATGCAGCATGAAGAAAATCAGCAGAGCCAACCTCGCACGCCGGATGGCGATCCGCGAGCGTTCATTTGGCCAGTTCTGTCTAGACATAGGACAACAGCGAACTCCGCTACGCAGCAACGCGGCGCAACGTCGCCATTGCTCGATTTATTTGCGTCTCGCCCGAAGCAAGGGCTGGCTTGAGTTGCAGTCATGAAAACCATCACCGCCAAGCTCACCCGCTGCCGCCACGGCCGCCCGTTGGTTGTCCTGGATTCCGAGCCGTTCAACGGCATGGAAATCCGCCCGGCCGACCTGCTGGCTATGGCGCAAACCCTGATTCGCATTGCTGACGCGTCGGTCGAGCACGACCTTGCCACGCGCTACGTCGGCGACAAGCGCATTTCCCTGGAGATTGAAAATGTCTGAAGTCAAATATCGCCACCCGGAAGAAAGCTCACTCGAATGGAGTGGCAAGGGCCGCCAGCCCAAGTGGGTTGAGGCTTACATCGAGCAGGGTGGAACGCTTGAGAGTCTTGAGCTTGTAAATCAACACAATCGCGAAATGGAAGCGCTGGACGAAATGCTGGATGCGGCCGAGTCCAGCCCGGTTGAAATCGATCTCGGCATTGGCGAAAGCCCGAGAATTCTGGGCGATCTGAGCACCCTCGACGCCCAAGCTGGCGTCGTCCGGCTGCATGATCAACTTGAGTCCGCTGGGTTGTTAGCAGTGGCTGAGTCCGGACAGAAACAGCTCGAAGTCTGCCTACACGAGTTCGGCCTGATTGGCCTGACGGCTGAAGAGTTTGTGCGAGCTGGGGTCGATGACATGAACCAGGCCACTGTGCGGATGTGCCGGGCTGGTGTGGCATTCTGGGCTGCTCAGGAAGCGCTTAAAACCGACTCCGGACGTGCGGAGTCAGATATTTCGGAAGCGACTCCGGATGTGCGGAGTCGGTCATTCAAGGATTGGATTGCCGAATCCAATCTGACCGAGCAGCGTGTTTATGAGGCTATTGGCCTGGCCAAGTTTTACGCCCGCCTGCCTGATGCCATGCGAAGCAAGGCTCTGACCATTGGCAAATCAAATGCGCTGTTGCTTGCATCGTTGCCCAAGGAAGTAATCGACCAGGCCGCCGAATCCGGCAACGACCTGATCGGCAAGGCCGACATGATGACGGTGGCCGAACTCAAGGAAGAGATCAAGGCGCTGCAGCGTCGCGAAAAGAATTACGAGGCCGAACTGGAGCGCGCCAACAGCCAAGTAAAGCGCCTTTCTGCCGCAAAGAAGCGCACCACCGATTTCCTGCTGCGCACCGAAGAATTGCGCGAAGAGTGCATGGCCTTGCAACTGGGCGCCGAACTGCATTTGAACAGCCTTCGCAAGCTGTTCGAAGACACCGACCCGGAAGCCCCGGAGGGCAAGCTGCAAATGGAACATTTGTGGATCGTGGCCAATACGCTGGTCGCTCGCTCTCTTGATCTGCTCGAATTCATGCGTGCCCGGGCGCCGGCTGACATGCCGTCCCGCATCATGACCCAACACATGCTGACCCCGGATGAAGCCATTCGCTGGCTGCAGGATTACCCGCTGATCGAAAACCGCTTTGCCGCCGAGGCTGCGGTGCGCGAATCCCGCCGAGAAGCTTCCCGCCCGCGCGGCCCTGGTCGCCCGGCAGGCGCGAAGAACAAGGGTGCAGAGGAATAAGCCATGCGCGGGGGAGCCATGATTAAACGCATTGTGCCGACCAGCCCCGGCGGCCCGGTTGCAGTGCAGCCGGTTGCCCAGGTGCTGGCCCTGCGCCAGCGCGACCCCTGGCGTGAAGCGACCGACCGCGCCCGCCAGGCCGCGCTTAGCCGTGAAGGGGTTGTGCTCTACGTACGCAGCCTGACCGATGCCGGCGTGACCCAGAACAACGCGGTGAACCTGCTGCTGGAGCGTGGTCTGGCCGGCTCGCTGCCGCGCCATGTCGCCACCATGCTGGCCGGTGCCGCCAAGGCTGGTCGGGCGGCGCCATCGCGCTCGGCAATCTGCGAGTGGTGCGCCCTCTACCGCGAAGGTGGCGTCCCGGCGCTGCTGCCCGATCACAAGGGCCGCGTCGTTGAGGCCGCTGGCTGGTGGGGGCCGGCGCTGGAGTATTTCAACCAGCCGTCAAAGCCTTCCATGGCAGCGGTCTATCACGATCTGGTTGAGAAAGATGGCTTCCCGGTGAGTTACGACCAGGTGCGCAACTACCTTTCCAGCGTGCCGGCCATGGTTGGGCGCAACAGCCCGGCGCGGCTGGGTCCGAACCTCTACCGCCTGTCTCAAAAGGCCTATATCCGCCGGTCGACCGAGAACGCACTGCCGGGCGATGTGTACGTAGCCGACGGCTACCGTGCCGACATGTATCTCGCCCACCCGGTTACCGGCGACATCTGGCGCCCCGAGCTGACGGTCTGCATGTGCATGCGTAGCCGCTTCATTCCCGGCTGGCGCGCCGACGAGCACGAAGGCACCTATGCCGTGCAGAACATGTGGGCAGAGACGTTCGCCCGCTGGGGCCATGTGCCGCCTTTCCTCTACGTCGACAACGGCTCGGGCTACAAGAACTTCCTGATGAGCGATGACGCGTGCGGCTTCTATGCCCGCGCCGGGGTGCAGCAGGTGATCCACGCCATACCGGGCAACCCGCATGGCAAGGGCTGGATCGAGCGCTTCTTCCGCACCATGAAAGAAGACTTCTTGAAGATGTGGATGCCGGAGTTCTACTGCGGCGACGACATGGCACCCGAGGTTTTGCAGCGCACGGTGCGCGATATCAAGGCCGGCCGGCTGCAGCTCCCATCGCTGACGCAATTCACCGAGGCGTTCAACGCTTGGCTTGATCGTTACCACGCTCGCCCGCACCCGGAAAACAAGCACGTCACCCGTGCTCAGGTGTGGTCCGAACTGATGCCGATTGCGCCGCATGCCGGTGTAACCGAACTCAAGCGCCAGGCGGTGCTGCTCACCGTCCGCAAGGCCAGCGTCAAGCACGGCAAGCGCTTCTATGGTCACCCGGATCTGCATGCCTTCAACGGTACTCAGTTGGTACTGGAATACGACCTGTACGACAACCGGGTCGGCGTGATGCGTACTCAGGATGGCCGGTGGATTTGTGACGCCAACCTGATCCGCACCATCAATGCCATTGATACCAACCGCCTGGAAGAAAAGCGCCAGGCGCGGGCTGGCGATGCGCTCAAGCGCCTGGAACAGAAGATGGACGAACAGAAGGCCCGTGCCGGCCTGCTGATCGATGCCGACACCGTTGCCGACGGTGCCGCCCTGGAAGGCACGGCCACCCGTCTGCTGGATGCCGGCGACGACGAAATCAACCTTTTCGAAGACTGAGGTGAACACGATGACTGAATCTATCCAGTGGCCCAGCCACTACACCGCTGCCGATGCCACGCTGATCGAATCGATCAAGGCATGGATCGCCGCCCGTGAATATACCCAGGCTGCTCTGGCTCGCCTGGCTCGCATCAGCAGCAGCAGCCTCAACCAGATCATCAAGGGCGTGTATGCGACCAGCCCCAGCAAGCTGCTGGCGGCTGTCGAGCAAGCCATGCGCCACGCCGACGAAACCAGCGGCCACGCCATGGCACCGGTTAACACCAGCGTTTTCAAGCTGGTCAACACCGCCTGCGACATGGCGCGCCGCTATCGCAACTTTGCTGTCATGACAGGCTGGGTCGGCACTGGCAAGACCTTTGCGCTCAAGTATTACGTTGCCACGCACCCGAATACCTACTTTATCGAGGCCGCGCCGACCATGACGCAGGCCAGCCTGACCAAGCAGCTCTATCGCCTGGTGGTCGGTACCGGTAAAGGCAGCATCGCCGACAAGTTCGACGAACTGGTCGCCAGCCTCAAGAACACCGACGCGCTGCTGATCGTCGATGAAGCCGAGACGCTGACCCCCAACCAGCTGCACACCATTCGCCGGGTGCGCGACCTTGCCGGCATCGGCATCGTGCTGGCCGGTACCGAACACCTCTCGGGCTTGATCAAGCCGCAGCATGGCCAGTTCGATCAGATCCGCAGCCGTACCGGATTCTGGCCCGGCACGGTGACCGGTATCACTGCCGAGGACGCTGCAGCCCTGGTGCAGTCCGCCTTCGGTAGCGAAGAGGTCAGCGACGACGTAATCGCCCGCCTGTTCGCCTACAGCAAAGGCAGCGCCCGGATGCTGGTTGAGGGCCTCATTGCCGGCATCAAGGAATTCCGCAAGTCCCGCCCGCTCGACGTCAAGTTGGTCGATGCCGTGGCTAAACAGGCCCTGTGCCTGCAATCCCTCGCCTAGGAGTCATTCCATGGAGAACGTTATTCAGATCAGCGCGCGGCCCAGGGTATTCAGCCCTACCTTCCTCTGCCGCCTGGCCGAGGCCAATCGCGCCATGCGCCAGTTGCGCGGGCTGGGCGTCCGCGTCATCAGCCAGGCCGTGGGCGACCGCGACAAACCGACTGAAATCGTGGTCGACCGCAACCCGCACCGCACTCTGACCGGTTGCCCGAATGTGCATGTCACCTGCAGGCGGTCGGCATGAGCACCGGCGTCAGCAAATGGTCGGCCGCAGAAGACAAGTCGCTGCGCGAGTGGAAAGCAGCTGGTGTCTCGCCGATTGCCATGGCAAAGCGCCTCGGTCGTGCTGAAAGCTCGGTCTATCGCCGGCTTGAAACCCTGGCCCCGAAGCCCGAACGCAAAGAGCGCGAATGCATGTGCTGTCGCACCAAGTTCATGTCGGACGGCCCGCATCACCGCTTGTGCGGCCGCTGCCGGACGAAAGAAACCTCGCCTTATCACCCCTGAAAGGAATTACCCATGAAACAAGAGAACATGGTGCCCGCCGGCTACCGCAAAGACGCCAGCGGCCGGCTGGTTCCGGAAACCCTGATCAAGCCGATTGACCGCACTCGCGATGAGCTGGTGCTCGAACTGGCCAAGTCTGCAACGGAAGTCAGCAAAGCCCTGGGCCAGTTCAAAACCCGCTGCTTTGCCGATATCGCCGCCTTCGTAACGCTCTCCGGCGAGCAGTACGGCGTCAAGTTCGGCGGGAAGAAGGGCAACACCACGCTGTACAGCTTTGACGGCGAATACAAGGTGCAGGTGGCCATCGCCGAAAACATGGTGTTCGACGAACGCTTGGTGGCCGCAAAGCACCTGATTGACGAATGCATCATCGACTGGAGCCAGTCGGCACGGCCGGAGATCAAGGTGCTGGTGCAAGACGCCTTCCAGACCGACAAGGAAGGCAACATCAACACCGGCCGCGTGCTCGCCCTGCGCCGCCTCGATATCACCGATGAGAAGTGGCAGCGGGCGATGACGGCCATCGGTGAAAGCCTGCAGGTCGTCGGCAGCAAGTCCTATGTGCGCTTTTACAAGCGGATCGGCGAAAGCGACAAGTACGAAGCCATTCCGCTCGATGTTGCGGGGGTGTGATCATGGATGCCCAAAAGTCACTTGCCGATGCAATCAAGATGATCGGCCGTTCCATGCCGGTTGGTATGGAAGTCCTTTTCAGTCGCGAGCCTGGTGACCACGGTTCCTCAATGGTGATCGTTCAGCCGGACGGGAATAGTACCGAGTATCGCTTTCTGCAGTCAGAGCCTATTGCTGACTTTGCACTGAGCAAGCTGCGCCTCGAATCACAGATTGAGATGGCGTTGCGCAACCTGCTGGCCAGCATCGGCCTGCACACTGACTGCATGACTGGAGCAATCGACATCGTCGCCATTGCCGACGAAATTGAAGTTGCTGAAGCATTGCTTGGTCAAGGGTGGGAAGTCGACGAAAGCCACCCGGCCAACCGGGTCACTTCGCAGCCAGCCACAGCCAGCTACCCGGCCGGCAGTCTCGGTGAGGCAATCGACGATCAGGCGCAGCCATCATGAACCGCTACGCCTCCCGTAAATTCCTGATCGCACTGGCCACGCTGTCCAGTGCCAGCGCGCTGGTCGCCACCGGGCATATCGCCGATGGCGTGTATTCGGCGGTGGTCATCGCAACCGTCGGCGGCTACATCGCCGGCAACGTGGCGCAGAAGGCGGTCACAAAATGACGCCCGAACTCAAGCGCCGCCTGTTCCCCATGCGCGCCCCGCGCTGGCAGTCTCTGCTGTTCCACCCGGTGACGGTGTTCGCTGCTGCGGTTGATGGCTACTTCGAAGCCTTCTTCGCCTGTTTCCCCGACCGCAAGCCGCGTATCACCTTCTTTACCTCGCTGCCCGAGCGTGTTCCGGAGGATGTGCAATGAGCGACGAAGACATCTACGCCGCCCAGGTGCGCCACCTGGAGCGCGAACTGGCCGCCGCCCGCGAGACCTTGCGGGACCGGTTTGCGATGGCAGCGCTGACGGGCTACCTGGCATCCTGGGCGCCGCATGAGGAGCCTTGCGAGTTTTCCAGCAGCATCGCTGAAGACTGCTATCGGCTGGCCGACGCCATGATGGAGGCCCGCAAATCATGAGCGACCTGAACAAGCATCACCTGCAGTTGGTCGGCATTGCCAAGACTTGGGCGATGAAGCATCTGGCCGGCTGGTCCGATGAGTGTCACCGCGATCTGCTCGGCACCTACGGCGGCAAGGTGGTCGAGGGCAAGGTATCGGCCAGCACGATGAGCGTGCCGCAGCTGGGCCTCGTGCTCGATGCCTACGAGCGCCGGGGCTGGCCGCGCCAGAAGAAGGTATTCGGCAAAGGCGCCACGGCAAAGAAGGTGCCGCCCCAGATCGCTCACCTGGTTCGCCTGTGGGGCAAGCTGGGCGCGGCCGGCAAGGTCGAGAACGCCAGCCGGCCGGCGCTGCTCGCCTGGTGTGCGCGCCAGGTGAATCACCCGGTGCCGAATCTCGACAGCCTGACCACGGCCGGCTTGCAAAACCTGATTGAAGCCCTCAAGGGCTGGATGGGGCGCTAAATGAGCCACTACACACTGACCCCGGTGCCACCCGATCACCAGCCGGCCAAGCCGCTGAGCTGGCCGACGGTGGATGACGAACTGCTGAGCACCTTGCCGCCGGTATTGCGCGGCGTTGTGATGGCCCTTGGCTTCATGCGGGCGAGAAGTTTTCTGGCTGCGCATGGCGGGATCAATGTGTGCATCCCCAAGCATCACACCGTTGCCCTCGGTCTGGATGCCGAAGAGCTGGCCCGACTTCGGCAGGCCTTATCGCTGCATATGGATGCGGCCGGCCGGGTGTGGATGCCCAAGGCCGACAAGCTGTTCCAGCGTGCCCGGGATAGCCAGATCCGAAAGGATCGGAGGACAACCAGTATTTCAGCGCTGGCCCGTGCCCACGATCTCAGCTCAAAGCAGATTTGCAACATCTGCCGCGAGAACGACGACCGGCAGTTCGACCTGTTTTGAGCAACTTTTTGCTAAAGCCGGTTTGCCGGCAAGTTGCGAAGCCTCGCTAACCCATTTGAAGACCATTTAAAAGCCACGTTTGTGGCTATTTGGCTGCGCTGATACCGCCGACCCTTCAAAAACGCAACACAGCGCGATTCTGAAGGTTATGCCTCTCGCGGCCCTCGGGAAACATTTCCAGCCCTGACCGGCGACTGGCCAACGGCGAAGATTGCTCCATCAACAACGGAGCATGCCGTGGCAAACCCGAACCCTCTCCCGAATAATATCGCCGCCCTGGTCATCGACCTGTCGGCCAGTACCGAAGGCTATCCGGAAGGCTGCAACGCGCACATCACGCCGGATGGCGCCTTCCGTTCCGATGATGGCCGCCCGGCGAGCATGACCGGCGGCACGCTGCTCGATTGGCAGATGAGTGCCGAAATCGCTGCCGCGCTCATCGCAAAGCTGGAATCCAGCGGCAAGCCGATCCTCTACGACTATGAACACAACTCGATGTGGGGCGACAGCCGTGCCGCCGGCTGGATCGTCAAGCTGGTGTATGTCGCGGGGCGTGGTCTGTTCGGTCGCGTTGAATGGACGCCCGATGCCGCCGAAGAGATCGCCAAGAAGGTTTATCGCTACAGCTCCCCGCTTTTTTACTTCGACCCCAAGACCGGCGCCGTGACCGAGCTGCTGTCGGTTGCGCTGACCAATAACCCGGCCTTGGGTGATCTGGGCGCGGTCGATCTGGTTCGCCGTGCAGCACTGGCCGCGCTGCCGCTGGGCGCTTTGGCCAATCAATTTATCCATTCCGCCGGGGGTTTGCCCGGAAACCAATCTGGAGAGTCCGACATGACACCCGAACAGTTGGCCGCGCTCACTGCTGAGCGTGATGGCCTGAAAACCACCCTGGCCGCGCTCACCGTCGAGCGCGATGGCCTGAAAACCCAAGTCGTTGCACTGACGGCAGAGCGCGATGGCCTGGTCGCCGAGAAAGCGCAGGCTGCGCTGACCGCCGAGAAGGTCGAAAAGGACGAGCTGATCAAGGCCGCACTGAGCGGCGACAAGCCCCGCCTGATGCCGGCTCAAAAGGAGTGGGCCGAAAAGCAGCCGCTGGCCTCGCTGAAAGAGTACATCGCCACCAGCGCTCCGCTGCCCCTTGCCAGCCTGCAGGCTGAGGTGACGGCCGGCGACGGCAATCACGGCCTGAGCAAGGACGAGCTGGCGATGTGCTCGAAGATGGGCCTGACCCCCGAAGCCTTCGCCAAGGCCAAGAAAGACCAGGCCTAAGCGCCGGTCCCTGTCCCGAAACCTCTGGAGATATAAATGGCAACTACGATGACGCAAGCGCAGCTCGATCTGCTCAAGACCTCGCTGGTCGCCCGCTGGAATGCGGGCCTGGCGATGACCAATGCTGATTGGAAGAAGATCGCCAAGCTGGTGACCTCTTCCGGCAAGTCCAACACCTATGAATGGCTGTCGCAGTTCCCGGCCTATCGCGAATGGGTTGGCGCACGCCTGCACAAGGTGTTCAAGGAAAACGGCTACAACGTTCCAAACCGCAAGTTCGAAACCACCGTCGACGTCAAGGTCGAAGACTGGGAAGACGACAACATCGGCCAGTACGGCACGCTGGCGGAAGGTGCTGGCCAGTCCGCTTCCGATTTGATGAATGACCTGGTGTTCCAGCTGGTTGGCCTGGGCTTCACCACGACCTGCTACGACGGTCAGTTTTTCTTCGACACCGACCATCCGACCGCAGCCAACGAAGACGGCACGGGCGCAGTGACCACCGTCTCGAATATGCAGGCCGGCGCCGGGGCGCCCTGGGTGCTGCTGTGTACCAAGCGCGCCGCCGCCCCGTTCTACCTGCAGGAACGTACCAAGCCGCGTTTTGATGCGATCACCTCGGTGGTCAACAACAACGTGTTCGAAAACGATGTGTACAGCTTCGGCGGCCGTTGGCGTGGCGAAGCTGCCTTCGGCTTCTGGCAGTGCGCCTTCGGCAGCAAGGCAGCGCTCGACGCCGCCAACTTCCAGGCCGCTTACACCGCGATGATGAAGGTCAAGGGCGACGGCCAGCGCAAGCTGGGCATCGTGCCGGATACCTTGCTGGTCGGCCCGGACAACATGGCTGCGGCCGAGGCGCTGCTGAAGGCTCAGCAGAACGCCAACGGTGCCAGCAATACCAATTACCAGAAGGTCGATCTTGTCGTGACCCCCTGGCTGTAACGGACACCCCCCTGGAGCGTAGTAGCTAACCCCCGCCCGGCTTTGTCCGGGCGGGGTCTGGAGACCGATATGAAGACCTTGTATGTACGTATCAACCCGCGCACTGGCCAAGGCAGTTTTTGGCGCTGCGGTATTCAATTTAGCCAGGCCTGGCAGCCGGTGCGCGATCTTGACGACGCCACCGCCCAGCGCCTGGAAGAGGAGCAAATGCTGGAGGTGACGGAAACGCGCCCGGCGGAACTGGCAGACGATGTGCCGGCAGGTGATAGCGCCGTCGCCATCGTGTCGGCCGCCGACGTTGCCGCACCTCCAGTGTTTGCGCCCGATGTCGAAGCCCCGGTTGTCGAAGCCTCGGTTGTCGAAGCCTCGGTTGTCGAAGCCTCGGTTGTCGAAGCCCCGGTTGTCGAAGCAAAGGTTGTCGAAGCCCCGGTTGTCGAAGCCCCGGTTGTCGAAGCCCCGGTTGTCGAAGCCTCGGTTGTCGAAGCCCCGGTTGTCGAAGCCCAGGTTGTCGAAGCCCAGGCCGCCACCCCGGCCAAGAAAAAGGCAAAGTAAATGGCCTTCGCTACCCGCACTGATCTGCTTGCCCGGTCGAACGCTCGGCGCCTTTTCCAGTTGGCCGTTCCGGCCGATATGGCGATGCCGCCGGAAGACGCCCTGCGGGTAGCGATTGCGGGTGGCGATCTGACCATCTATGACGATGCCGACCAGCTCACCCTGGCTGCTGCGCTGGCAGCGATTGACGATGCCTTGGCAGATGCCGATTCATTGATGCTGAGCTATGGCATTCCTGCGACGGTACAGACCACGCTGCTCGCCCGCCTGGCATCGACCATTGCCCTGTATTACCTGCAGGGCGCGGAACGGATGACAAAGGAAGTGCAGCAGGCCTATGACGCCGCCGTGGCCATGCTCAACAAACATTCAACCGGCCAGCTCAACCTGATCCCGGCCGCGCCAACTGACCCGGTTCCATCGGCTGACGTGGTCACCATTGAGAGCCGCCCGGGGCGCTACACCTACAGCATTGAAGATGAGGTCGGATTGTGATTTCGCTGCAGCCGATCCGCGACCTTCTCAAAGCCAAGCCGCACGGCTTCGGCCATCCCTGGTTCCGTCAGGTCGGCGGCGGTGGCACCTTCGCCAAGATCATGGCGGATGCCTTGCCGCTGCCGGCGGTCTGGGTGGTCCCTGCTGCCGACAAGTCGCGCCATGTCGGCGAACGTGCCGAAGATGTAACGCTCGGTTTCGATGTCGTGATCGCCATCGAGAACGCCCGCGAACACTACCCCGGCGAGACCGACGACGTGCTTGTGAAATACCGGCAAGCCGTGAATGCCCTGCTGCTCGGCTGGCAGGTTTCCCCTGACGTGAAACCGCTGAAGTTCGGCGGCGGCCAGATCGTCGAATACACCGAAGCCGACATCTATTGGCGCGACCGCTACATCTTCGACGCCCTGATTACCAATTACCTGCCAGACCCGCCGGCCTACGGCAACCTGAAATTTACCGGAGAGCAACTATGATTTCTTTTAACTCTGTGCCCGCTGCGCTGCGCTACCCGGGCGCCTACATCGAGATCGACGGCTCGCAGGCCGGCCTGGGCGGTGATATTCCCGCCGTGCTGTTGGTCGGTCAGAAGCTGGCAAGCGGTACTGCACCGGTCGGCGAGATTACCCAGCTCTCCGGCGTCCAGGATGCGATCAACAAAGCCGGCCCCGGCTCGATGCTGGCCCAGATGGCCGCTCGTTACCGCGCCATTGATCCGACGCTGGATATCTACATGCTGCCCTATGCCGACAACGCCGCAGGCGTGCAGGCTACCGGCACCCTCACCGTTACGGCCGCGCCGACGGCGGCCGGTACCTTGGCGCTGTACATCGCCGGCAAGCTGGTGTCGGTCGGCATCAACCTGGGCATGACTGCCGCCCAGGTGGCCACGGCTATCGCTGCCGCCATCACTGCGGCCGGCACGGATATCCCGGTCACCGCCGCTGCTGCTGCCGCCGTTGTCACGCTGACGGCACGCCATAAGGGCACCTGCGGCAACGCCATCGATATCCGCCTCAACTTCTATAAAGAAGCGGCTGTTGCCGGCTTGGCCCTGACCATTGCCGCGATGTCTGGCGGTGTGGGCGACCCGGCCCCGGGCGCATTGACCACGATGCTCGGTCAGTTCTGGTACCGCTATGTCGCGCTCGGTATCAACGATGCCGCGACGCTGGCTGCTTGGCACACCGAAAGCCAATTGCGTTACAAGCCGCCGATTCAGGCTGGCTTCCGCGCCTTTACTGCACACCGTGGCGACTACACGAGTGCCGTGGCATTCGGTACGGCGGGCAACTACGAGCACATCAGCTGCCTCAGCCTGGAGATCAACCCGACCAGCACGTGGGAGGCCGCCGCCATCGTCACTGCAGCGGCTGCGCCGAAGCTTTACAACAATCCTGTCGAGTCGCTGGAAGGCATTGCGCTGACCGGCATGCTGGGCAAGACCTATCACGACTGGACGAACGCCAATAGCCTGCTGTTCAAGGGGATGAGCGTGATGCAGGTGAGCAAGGATGGTTCGTGCAGCATCAAGCGCCTGATCTCGATGTACCAGTTCCGGCCGGATGGCAGCGCCGACGACGCATTCCTCGACATCAACACCGCCGAGGTGAATGAGCGCATCCGCTACGAGCAACGTATCGGCGCTATCAAACGCTTCACAGGCACGGCGGCCGCAAAGAGCAACGAGGGTTATCGCCCGGGCTTGCGTATCACGACCGAAGACGATGTGCGTGCCTTCCTGCTCTCGCTCTACAAGCACACGTTGATGGAGGAATACGGCTGGACGCAGGCCTACGACTACTACAAAGAGACCCTTTTCGTCGAACAGGACCCCACCAACCCGAGCCGCTTCAACTATCGCGACACGCCGATCCTCAATTCGCCGTACTACATCCTGGCCGGCCGCGACGTGTTCTACAAGGCCGTGCCGACCTACTAAGCCGCCCACCCTGACCGAATCGAAAGGAGCCACCCGTGGCACAACTCAACAACATCCGCACCGTCAGCATCCCCAGCGTCGGCAAGCTGCCGCTGGCCGACAAGGGCAGCACCTTTACGCCCTCCGGCGTGCAGCGCACCCACAAGCCCGGCCGCCTGGCCAGTGATGGCGGCTACACCGAGGGCGAGCTGCCGGCCAAGCTCGACTTGAGCATCAACCTGCAGGGCGGCATCGACCATGCTGCGATCAACGCCATCAAGGATGAGGACGTAACGATCCGCCTGGCCGATGGCCAAGTCCACATGATGAGCCTGGCTTTCGTCACCGAGCCGCTGGCCGTGGGCGATGGCGAAGGCAAGATCGTCATCATGTCCAACACCTCCGAACGTATTGCCTGAGGCCGCCATGAACCTGAATGACTACGCTGAAAACAAAGTTTTCGATGCCATTCTGCGCGGCCAAGCGCTCGGGGCACCCGCTACCTTTTATCTGGCGCTGGGCACTAACCTGCGTTCTGACGCCGGGGCCCCGGCCGAGCCGGTCGGGAATGGGTATGCCCGAGTTGCTGTCACGCCGAGCCTGACCAACTTCACCAGCACGCAAGGGAACACGGCGACTAGTACGGGCACCGATGGCACGGGCGAAACTGCTGTCGAAGTTCTGTTCCCTGTCTCGACCGGTGCATGGGCTGGCGGCGTCAATATCCAGTCCGTCTGGTTCATGGATGCAGCGGCTGCAGGTAACTGCTGGATTTCGATCGATTTGACAACGCCTATTGCTGTGACTGCTGCCGGCTTCACCCTCAAGTTTGCCGCCGGTCAGCTCAGCTTCCAGATCGATAACGGCTGATCATGACGCCCGCCCAGAGATATGCACTTGAGAAGTTGGTCAATCGGCAGCTTAGCGATGAAGAAATCGCTCATGCAGAGGCCCGTAACGATGGGCTTCTTGCTGCGACCATGAAATACGATGAGATCGTCGAACGGGAAATCGGGCGCGGCGCGATATTGGCCGCCATGGCCCCGAATGGTGGGCTATTTCTCGCCGCATTGCGGGAGATCGGCGCCACCCGACCTCAGACTGTAGATACGGCAAACGTTGAGGAGTCGGTTGGCCTGATCGACATCGGCCAGTTTGACGTAGGAATGTCTGCTACTCGCCAGCAACTGCAGGATTTTGCCGATAAAAACCCAGACCTTTCGAGCGGCATTTCAAAGTTGCTTGATCTCGCAAAGGTTGAGCGCACAGTGGCGGTTGAGGACGTATCCGCAATCCTAAATAGCGAGGCGTTATGAGCACGCCAATCATCCGCATCAACGGTACTGCGCTATCTAAAACGCTTACTAGCGCGATTGCGAGTGGCGCTTACGCCGTTAGCGCAGATGCGCTTCGCATCCAGCAATCGGCACTATCAGTTCCTGGTCTGCTACTGGTCGATTTTCGGCTGACGAACGTGGTCTTTTCGGTAGCGCCCGTCACTGGCAGCCTGCAGATCGTCAAGGTGCCGAGAGATACCGCAGGCAACCAAGGCCCGGCCCCGTCGTCGTCTCTGCTGCCGTATCAAGTTTGGACGTTCGGTCCAATGCCTGCCGTCGGAAATGCTTTGACTGGCTGGGTGATGGGCATTGACAGCGTGCCGCTCGATCTCGACGCCGACTACTGGTTGTTGAATAACGGCACGGCCGTCAACCTAACAGGCGCGGTATTGACCGCATCGCCCTGGTCGCCCGGCACCTGATGCTAATGGGTGCATTTGACCTATCCGCGCTGCTTTACACGGATGCTGATCAAGGTCGGCAGCCGCAGTATCCTGTTCAGGTTTCAAAATCTCAAAAGTTAGCGCGAGGCATCGTACTCGCCGAAAACCTACGGTACCGGCAAACAGCGGTTGGCGGTCAGCCAAATACGCTGGTTGGGACTGTTGGAGCTGTTGGTCGTGGTGGCCTTGGAGTGTCGTTCGGGGCGGCGGATAGCATCGCCTGCCCGGCTATCCCCGATAGCATAAAACGAACCATCTTATGCGTTACTGTCGCTAAAGGCAGTGGGGCTGGCGGCAATCTCGGTCGGATGTTTGACACCCGAAATACAGGCCTTCTCGGCTATTCAGCGTGGCGCGATGACAGTGCTGGCCAAGAGTCATTTAACCGCGGCTGGTCCGCGTCGAATGGTCAGTGGTACTGGACTGCAGCGCCAGCTGGACAGCTCTCGGCCTTAGCGATTTCTTATGATGGATCTAGTGCTACAAATGTGCCGACTGTTGTCCGAAACGGTAAACAGCAAACCATTGCTGTAAATACAGCCCCCTCCGGCACTATAAACACGGTAACTGATCCATTTTTCCTGGGAAATCGTCGGGCGGATAACGCGAGAAACTGGGCGGGAGAAGAATACTTGTTTGTCGTTTGGGACCAGTTATTTAGCTTGGACGAGCTTATCTGGGTCACGGAAAACGGCAATTACAACCAGTTACTTGAGCCGCTTGGAGGTTTCAGCCTCCCACTGCAGGCGTTCTTCGGTAGTTCTGGCAGCGCTGGCACGATTTCGGCAAATGGATCGGCTGTTTCGTCTGGATCCGCAACCTCATCAGCCCAAGTCGCCCTGTCCGGTATCGGTGTCGCCCTTGCTGCCGGCCAAGCTGCGGCGGCTGTCAATGTGCCGCTGGCCGCTGCCGGTATCACGGTCGCCAACGGCCAAGCCGGCGCGGTGGCAACTGTGGCCATTAACGCATCCGGAATCGCACAAGCTGCAGCCTTGGCAGGGCTATCGCCCAGCGTGTTGGCGGATGCGGCCGGCGCCGTGCAAGCAGCGGGCAATGCTCAGCTGGCCGTGTTGCTCAATGCACTGGCATCAGGCGCCGGTAATGCCTCGGGCAGTGCCAATCTGACCGGTAGCGCGCCGGGCAGCCTGCTCGCAGTTGGCCAGGCCAGCGCCCAGGGCAATGCCGCCTTGGCCGTCACCGTGCAGCTGCAGGCGGTCGGGTCAGCCCTTGCCAATGCGGCTGCAAATGGCAGCGCCAGTGCGCCAGGCCACCTTTCTGCAGTCGGCACGGCCAATGCCAGCGGCTGGGCTGCGCAATCGATATTGGTCAATCTGACAGCAGCCGGGTTTGTGCATGCGATGGTGCAAGGCGCGTTATCGGTCGAGGTGCCCCTTGGCGCGGCCGGCGTTGCAAGTGTCAGTGGTTCAGCGCAACTGGGCACGGTGGGGCCGGTACGCGGTGCCCGGCTTGTTGCCGCCCCGCCGCAGCTTTTGACGCAGGGCATCACCGAGGCCGTCGCCGTTACGTCGTTTTTATGTGAGGCCGTTCATGTCTGAGCCCGTCCCCGGTTTTCTCATTGGCCAGGTCGTTCGCGTGCCCGTGCGTGTACTTGATCGGGCCGGAAAAGGGGTCGATCCCGGCACGGTCGTGCTCAAGATTCGCCCGCCGGGTGGATCGCTCGCGCTCCCCGAAGTGGTCAAGGATGCAGTCGGCCGCTATCACGTCGATGTGGTGGCGAATGTGGCCGGTTTGTGGCGCTATCGCTGGGAGTTTGCAGCGCCCAATGCCGGCGCCGTCGAGGGGGAATTTTCCGTTCAGGCGAGCAAGGTTATCTGACATGGCCCGCACGCCTCGGCCATCGAATTGCTTGTTCTTTGCGGTCTGGATGTTAATTCGGCACCCGGGCAGTTACCTGGTCATTCGGGGCAGTGATAATTACCCTGGGCCGCACTTTCTTTGGGGTCGGCGGGATAACGATGGCCGGATCAGGGTGGTGCATCTGGTGCCGCATTCACCTCGGCCCCGGCTGTTGCCCCCACCGCTTTTTATGGGCCGCCTCAAGCGCGGCGACCGTCATTAATCATCAACAGGAGCCTACACATGAGCACACTCCCCCTGAAGCATCCGATCCCGCTCGGCAAGACGACCATCAGCAAACTGCAGTTTCGCGACTACACGATTGCCGCCGATTACTTGTCGTTCGACCAGCGCGGCGGCGTAGCGCAGCGCATTGCGCTGATCGCCAGCCTGACTGGTACCGACGAAGCCCTGATCAAGCAGTTGCGCGGGCCGGACTACCGCGCCGCCGAGAAGATGGCCGATGAGCTGATCACGGCCGATGAAGAAGACGCCAACCAGGGCGAAGGCGGTGCTGAAAAAAAGTCGTCCGAATCATGATGGCGGTGGGGCTGATGATGAACGTGATGCATCAGCCCCTGCCGGTCATCGAAGCGCTGCCGCTGAAGAAACTGTTTGTGTTAGCCGGCCTGGCTGCAGCCATGAGCGGCCGTAAGTTCGAATAGCCTGATCGCCCAGCGGGAAACGTTTCCAGCCGTGGCGAAATGATTCACCCCGAATAAGCTCCAGTCACCCTGTGCCTGGAGCTTTTTTCATATGTCTAACCCAACAGCCGTCGATGTCGAACTGCGCCTGCGGCTGAAGGATAGTGCGACAGCAGACCTGAAGGCTGTCGAAAAGACGGTCGAAACCATATCTGACCGCGTGGCCACGGCCACCGAACGCGCATCGAAGCGTGCCGCCGAAGCGACCGAGCGCGGTAATGCCCGCCAGCGCAGCAGTTACGAGAAGACGGCACAGGCCCGCGAAAATCTGGGCATCCGGTCAGAACGGATGATCCAGCGCGAAATCCAGCAGACTGAAGCGGCATACGGGCGCTTGGCCAAGGCTGGCTTTGCCAGTGCCCAGGAACAGGAGCGGGCTTATGCTGCCGTGCAGTCGCGCATCACGCGGCTGACGAATGAGATGGGCAAGCTGACTGCGGCGCAGAAGAAGGCGGCGGACGAAGCCAAGCGCATGGGTCAGATCGAGGCCGATATTGCCCGTGGCCAGCGGGTGGTCCGCGCTGGTGTGGCCGGGGCTGTTGGCCTCGGTGCTGCCGCCTATACCCTGAAAAGCCCGGCGATGGCGGCGATGAGCTACGACGAACGTATGGCTCATATGGCAAATACCGCATTTAGCGGCCAACGCGATGCCGCTGGCCGGTTAATGGGTGCGAAGACGCTAGAGGCCGAGATCGCCAAGGCTCGTAAAATTGGTGGCGGAACGCGTGAAACCGTCGCTGAAGCACTCGATACCATGATTGCGTCAAATGCAGTCGACATAGGCGATGCACTTAAGATTCTGCCAACCGTTATCAAGCAGGCACGGGGTGCCAATGCTGACCCTAACGAAATCGCCTTGACTGCAGTAAGGGCGATGCAGACCTTCAACATTAGCGCCGATGATCTTGAGGGCGCTTTGAGCGGTACGCAGGTAGCCGGTCAGATGGGGTCTTTTGAATTAAAAAACATGGCGAAATGGCTTCCGGCTCAAATGGCCAAAGCCAAACAATTGGGCATCACAGGTACAGGTGGATTAGCCAAGCTGGCCGCTTGGAATGAAGCATCGGCAATTACTGCTGGAACAAAGGATGAAGCTGGTAACAATCTGGCTGACCTACTCAACGAATTGAATTCACCACACTTCCGGAAATTCATGTCTGAGGCGTATCTAGCAAATGGTCAGAAGGCTAAGAAGGGCGAGAAAGAAAAACGCATGAAGGATATTGATGCGGTTTATCTGGATTACGCCAGTCGGGGAATTGATAAGGTCACTGCCACCACGGAAATGATGGAAACCATCTTTTCACGTGATAAACGCTTTGCTGATCTGAAAGGCCAGCTCAAAGGACTTGGGGAAAAAGACCCGAAGAGGAAAGAAATTCTCGAGGCCATGGCAGCTCAGGTACAGGGCGTACTGACTGGAAAGGTGTTCCATAATCAGCAGTCGCTGGGTGCTTTGCTGGGCATTATGGGCAATGCCGATATTGTCGACAAAGTTCGCACTGGCGTCATCGGTCAATACTCAATCCCGGCTAATAGGCGGGATGAGTTGGAAAGCCGGGTCTCTCATAAAACCATTTCCTCAACGGCCTCTTATCAAGTTGAAGCTTCCAGAGAAGAGGCTTCCAATGCGCAGAAGACCGTGATGGACAGCTTGACGCCGGCCATCGGTAAAGCCGCTGAAGCGTTCGGCGACCTGGCCAGCAAATACCCGCTGTTGACCGGCGTGACGACGCTGGCAACGACAGCGCTGGCGGCGCTGGCCGGCGCTGCCGGGCTCGCAACAGTCGGTTTGGGCGGAAAGCTACCTGGCGGCGGCGCCATTGAGCGATATACCGGCACTGTCGTGGGAAGCCCGGCCGGAAAGACCGTACTTCGCGGGGCAAAAGTCGGCGGCATTGCCGGCCTCAGTGCGCTGGCGGGTGACTATGCATTGGAGAAAGGCTTCGGCGCCGATTCGGCGATATCCCGCTACGGATCCAGTGCGCTCAATGGCGCAGCTGTCGGCGCAACCCTGGGCAGTGTTGTGCCGCTGGTCGGCACCGGCGTCGGTGCGCTGGCGGGCGGTGCGCTGGGTGCTGCCATTCAGGGGCTGATCGATCTTCAGCGCTCGCTGCGCCCGGCCGAGCAGAAGCCGCTCGATGTCTCGGCAAAGCTGCAGGTTGGTCTGGCGCCCGGCCTGGTGTTGCAGTCGCAAAGCATGGATGCCAGCGGCGGCAAGGTCTATTTGAACACCGGCAACATGAATACGGGAGCACCGGGATGAGCTGGCTTGATCGTTTAACCACGGCGTCTTTTCGGGGCTTTGAGTTTCGGACGGATAGCCACGATGCGAAGAGCGGCCGGCGACTCGTGGTGCATGAGTTTCCCGGCTCCGACGTGCCCGAGGTCGAAGACTTGGGCGGCAAGGCCTGGAACTGGCGCCTGAACGCCTATTTCATCGGGCCAGACTATGACTTGGAGCGTAACGGCTTTCTGGCCAAGCTGGCGACGCCGGGCGCCGACTGGCTGAACCATCCATGGTTTGGCCTGCTCTGGGTTCGGGCCAAGGACTGGTCGATACAGGAGAGCAACGACAAGGGCGGCTATTGCACCGTATCAATTGAGTTTGTTGAAGGTGGCGGCAGCGTGCAGCCGACGACGGATCGGGTCGATGTTGCCGCCACCCGCATGACCGAGTTTGTCTCGGCATCGCTGGATGATTTCGGGCTTGAAACGATGAGCGCAGGGGGCATGACAGCCTTCGTGGCCACGGTTAGCAGCAAGCTCGATGTATTGCGTAATGCGCTGTCACTGGCGACGCTACCGCTGACCATGGCCAGCCAGATCCGCACGCTCGGCGCCGGCCTCAAAGGTGATCTGGCGGCGCTGATGGCGGTGCCCAGCCAGTACGCGACGGCACTTGCCGGCTTTGCCAGTGTGCTGGGGCTGGGGCCGAATAGTGATGACATTGCCGATACAGACCGGCCGCGCGTGATTCATTGTGTTGCGTCCGCTGCCGGGTCGGGCAACCGGGTGACGGTCGAGGGCATGGCCGCAACAGATGGCGCGGTGCGCCGCAACCTGGTTCGAGAGGATGCGTTGCGCAGCCGCTTGTTTGTGGCGTCGGCTGCGCAGATCGCGCTGGCCGACTACCGGGCCGCCGCAGATCGCGATGCGGCCATGACGACGGCAGTGGATGCCCTGGATACCTTGCTGCCCAGTCTGACCGATGCCGTGTTTGATGCGGCGGTAGCTGCCCGGGCGTCGCTGATCGAGGCACTGCTCGCCCAGGACTTGCAGCCGGCAATGGTGCGCGATGTAGCCGGGCCGCTGCCGGCCGCCTTGCTGGCCCACCGCCTGCAGGTCGATGAGTCGGTGTTCCTGGCCAGGAACACCGTGCGGCATCCGTTGTTTGTTTCGGGGCGTGTTTATGGATGAGGCAACAGTCGAGCTGCGCTTTGACGGCCAGCGCTACGCATATTGGCAACGGGTGGATATCCGTGAGTCGGTCGATGACTTGTGCGCCTCGGTGCATTTGGCCTACGCCAAGCCGGGCACGGGCGCCGGCATGGCGCTGACGGCGAATACTGTCGTTGACGTGCTGATCGGTGGTGAAGTGGTCACGACAACGCGTTCCGATAGCCGCCGCCGAAAAGTCGATGCAGAGAGCCACGAGATGCGCTTCAACGGCCGCTCGCTGGCGCGTGAGCTGGTCGATTGCCAGTACTCAAAAACCCTGTCTGGCTTGAAGCTTGGCGAGATTGTGAAACGCCTTTGCAAGCAGTTTGAAGTGCCTGTAAAGATCGACGCAGAGACAGCTGTGGTGCCGGATTTTTCAATGCAGTGCGAAGTGCCGGCAAATGCATTGATCAACGCCGTGCGCGCTTCGAACCTGCTGCTGTACCCGCTGCCCGATGGCGGTCTGATCCTGACCAAGCCGAGCGAGGCGCTGCCGGTGAGCACGCTGCATGGGGTGAATATCAAGTCCTATGAGGTGATCGATGAGGACAAGCTGCGCTTTTCCGACTACACGATCAAGGGTTACGACTACGGCGCAAACGAAGCGCTGAGGGGCGCGGCAAAGGATACCGGCATCACCTTCTTCCGGCCGATGCACGTCGTCGCTGACAAGCATGGCCAGGGGCTGGGGAGTTGCGAGCGCCGGGCTGTGCTCGAACGTAACCGCCGCCTGGCGCGGGCGCATCGGATCGAGCTGGAAGTGCCGGGCTGGCGTTACCAGGATGGAAACGGGGTATGGCACCCGTGGGCGATCAATACTCAAGTTCGGGTGATCATTCCCGGCGAGGACATCGATGGGGTATTCCTGATCGGTGAGCGAGCCTTCCGGCTGGATGACCGGGGGGGCCATATCACCATGCTGCAGGTGATGCATCGCAATGCCTTCATCGGCGAAGAAAAGAAGAAGGCCAAACGCGGCGCAGGGGTGAAGGGGGCAAATCGTGATTGAACAGGTATTTGCCCGGCTGAAACTGCTTTTTGCCAAGAGCAAGGGGTTGCGGATCAGCGCTGACAAGGTGCAGGTCCGTGTGCTCGATGATGAGCCGCTGAGCAATATCGAGCGTGTCGAGCCTTATGGCTTTTCCTACCGGCCGCTACCTGGTTGCCAGGCCTACCTGGCTTTTCCCGGCGGCGACCGCTCCTACGGTGTAGCGCTGGTAGTCGGCGATAAGCAATATCAAATGGACCTGCAGGATGGCGAAGTGGCTATCCACGACGATCAGGGCAACTACGTGCATATCCAGCGCGGCGGCGTGATCGAGGTCAAGGCATCGACCAAGGTGCTGGCCGATACGCCGCTCTTCGAGACAACGCACGACGCCAAGATCGGCGGCAATCTGCTGGTGCTCGGTCAAACGACATCGAACGAGGGCTATGGCGGTACGGGTGGCGGCCGCGCCTGGCTACGGCACGGCGTCCTGATTGAAAACGGTACGGAGACACATGGCGCGCTGACCAGCAACGGCAAGTCCGTCAGCGATGCCCATACCCACCTGGAAACGAATACTGCGGGTGGCCACACCCTAGGGGTAGATTGATGCTGAAACTGGTTCAGACTGATTGGGGCGTGTTCGATCTCGCTTTCGACGATCCCGCAGCAGATGATGCTGCTGCAGCGGTGGCCACGGTGGTCTATGCCATTCTGTTCAGCGATTCCGAAGCGCCGGAGAGTCGCGAGGCGGATGCATATCGGCGTGAAGGCTGGTGGGATGACCCAACCGCCGGTACGGGTCTCTGGCATGTTCGCCGCCAGGCGCTGAGCGCTGCGGCGCGTGCCGAAACGCTGGCGATGGTACGCCAGGCATTGAATAGCGCCGATCCGGCGCTGACTGATGTCACGGTTGAGGATGTATCTGCTAACGCCGCCGCTGGAAGCGTTTCCAGCATGGTTTTGGCGGTGTCCGGTCAGCACAATGGTCGCCAATTCCTTGTGAAAGTGCCGCTGTGACTGATTACGTCCGCCCGAGTTATACCGAACTGCTGACGCGTATTGAGGCCGATCTGGCTGCTGTGCCGGCTGTCTTGCGGGGTCGGCTTGCCAGCGCCTGGTCCAAGGCCTGTCATGGTGAGCACGGGTATCTCGAATGGATACTGAAGCAGTGCTCGCCGCTGACCTGTGAGCTGGAACGCCTTTACGACTGGGCGGCGCTGTATGGTGTTGATCGGCTGGCTGCGACGGCCGCAACGGGGATTGCCTTGGCAACGGGTACGGCGGGCACGCCGTTGCTGGCCGGCACGGAGTTGCGTGGTCAGAACGGCCTTGATTACACGGTATTGGCAGCGGTCAATCTTGGCGCCGGTGCAACGGCGGTCACGGTGCGCTGCACCACTGCCGGCGCCGAGGGTAACCAGGCGGCGGGGCTGACATTGACGCTGGTTGATCCGGTGCCCGGTGTCGACAGCACGCTGAGCATCGACGTCGGTGGCTTGAGTGGCGGCGAGGCCGAAGAGGATCTCGAAGTCTGGCGCGCTCGCGTCGCCGAAGAGTGGCAAGTCGTCACGACGCGCGGCGCCCGCTCCGGCAAGCCGGACGATTATCGGTTTTGGGCGCGCTCGGCCCATCCCTCGGTAACCGGTGCCCTGGTTCAACCGCATGCGCTCGGTACAGGCACGGTGTTGGTCCGCCCGATCTGCAACAGCCTGGCCGACCGGGCGCCCTCTGCGGCAGTTTTGGCAGCGGTGGCCGAGTACTTTTATTCAGTGGTGCCGGCGACGGCGGATTGGCGTCTGACGGCGCCGATCCGGCGCGGTGTAACCGTCAGCATTGATCTTTTGCCGGCAGCCGATACGGCCGGCAATCGGACAGCAATCACGGCTGCATTGCAGGCGGCCATATTGGCCGAGTCGAGCGAGGACGCCTTGCTGGCCATGGCCGAGATCGATGCAGCGATTGCAACGGTGACCAACCAATACACGCGCTTGGCGCCGCTTGCGGATATTGCTGTGAATGCGGGTGAGGTGATGGTGCTCGACCCGGTGGTCTTTGCATGATCGTCGAGCAGCATTCGGCCGCCGACTTCGCGGATGCGATCAAGTCGCTACTGATACCGGGCGCGGCTTGGGATTGGCCGGAAGGCGGCTTCGGTCATGCACTCTTGCTTGCTACCGGTGAGGAGCTGGCCCGGATCGATGCAGCCGCCCAGGCGATATTGGATCAGGCCATCGAATTACATCGGCCGAAGGCGAGCAACTGGAATATCAGCGAATACTGCCGGGTTGCACGCGAGGCGATTGCCGGTGTCGCCGAGACCATGCCCCGCCGCACGTTTGCGGTGGGGTCGCGGGTTGGTGATCGCGTTTGGAGCAGCGCCGGGCCGGCTACGACGTTTCCGGTTGAGCTAGTCCGGGTTGAGCATCTACTGCAGCCGCTCCATGTCGGTAGTCGAGTCGGCGACCGTCTTTACGGTGCGAACAGTCGCTATGTGATGCGCGTTTATTACTACCGCTCAGTAGTCGATCCGCAGCCGTTGTTCGAAGCGCTGAAGGCATTCAAGCAGGCCCATGTCTGGCTGCATTTTATTGACATTACAGGTGTAGGTGGGGAGGTGGATTATGGACAAGATTAACGGTGCGGGCCATGTGGGTCGGGAGTTTGTCGCCGAGGATGCAGGCACCAGCCGGCCGCCGACCGAGATCACTGCTGAATGGCTGAATGCCGTCCAGCGCGAACTGGTTGCGGTGGTCGAGGGCGCGGGCCTGGCATTGTCGAGTCTCGATAGCACTCAATTGAATCAGGCGGTCCGGAAAATCGTCCAACTGGCCGCACCTATCACGGCCGTTGCAGGCGGAACGGTCGATGCCATTACGGCGGGATTCGTCCCTGTAGTAACAACCGACGTTGCGGGCCGTATCCCGACTGTGACCGTCATGATCATCGCCACCGGTGCAAATACCGGTGCCGGCCTGACCATTGACGCAGGAACCGGTGCCTTTGGCGTTGTGAAAGGAGCGGGCGCCGCCCTCGTTGCCGGCGACGTGCATGGTGCTGGCCATGTGCTGCACGTGCGCGGCGTTCGGGGCGCTAATGCTGCTGCCGATAAATGGGTATTGCTCAATCCTGCTACTGGAGTCACGCCTCAGCCCGGCACGGTTGGCGCCGTCCGTAACGCCAGAATGAGCGTGGCTGCTGCCTCGGCAACAGCCACTTTCACGGCCGATGAAGTCATTGTCGAGTCGGTGCTTGGCGGAGCAACTTATAAAGTCGCCAACGTCAATAAATTGGTCAATCTCGCTATAACCGGCTCGGGGGGGATGGATACCGGTGCAGCACCGGCAAGTGGATATGTCGCGCTCTATCTCTTCTACAATCCCCAGACTGGCGCCTCAGAAATCAAAGCTGTGAATGCGACTGCGGCAGTGATGCCGATGATCTATGGCGGCGCCAATGCTTCGGTAGGATTTACTGCATCGGCGCTGATATCCGTCTGGGCGACCAATTCCGCGTCGCAATTTGTCGTTGGCCATCAGACCGACCGTTATGTCGGGATTTCGCCCATTCTCAACGTTTTAACGACGTCGGCCGTACAGGCCTCGGCAACATCGCTCAGCATTGCGGCGGCTGTTCCCAAGAATGCGACCACTGTTTCCGGTCATCTGAATATCAATTCGTCGGTCACGAGCACTCAAACACTCTATATCGGCGGCGACGCGAACATGAGCGGTGCGACGTTCGTTGCAGATACGGGTCTAGGTGTCGGCGCCCCATTTTCCGGCATTCAGCTTGCTACGCCTCAAACGGTTTATTACAAGTCGACGAATAGTGCCGGCTCGCCGAATTTCTATATCTACATCTCGGGATACACCATTTAAGGATTCGCCATGTCTAATATTTCTGTTCAGTTTTCCGACGCTACCCTGAGCGCTATTGTCGCTGTCTTCTGTGGTCCGCAAGACGGTGCCGAATACCCGCATCAGGGCCAGGTCGAAGATAGTGATCAGCGCTATATCGCCTTCATCAACCCTGGGCAAACGGTATCCGGCAAATGGTCAGCAATCAAAGCCGAGCGCGACCGTCGGACTGAATACGGGGGCTGCAAAGTCGATGGGCGCTGGTACGACACCGATGCAAGGTCAGCGCTCCGATATAAATTGCTAGCCGATCAAGCGGCGGCTGAAGGCCTGGCGGATGATGCAGTCGTACGTGCAGGCTGGCGGCCGATGGATGTTGATGCCCATGGTGAAGTCGATATGACCTTCGGCCGTCTGAAGCGCATCATGGCCGCCGGCATCGTGACTGCGATGGCAATTGACGACGCAGCCCAACTGCATCGCGCCAATATGATCGGGATGGCCGACCCATCAAACTACGATTACTCTGGCCAATGGCCGGAATCGTTCCTCGACCTATAA